AAAAGAACCTCATCATTAAAACGTAAAACCAAAAAAAAATAATATTATGCCAACAGTAAAAGGGAAGAAATTCGCATACACAGCAAAGGGGAAAAAAGAAGCAGCAGCTTATAAGAAACAAATGGCAAAGAAAAAGAAAAAATGAGTAAGATAATTTCATGGCTGACCGGCGGTCTTATAAAGGAAGTTGGGTCTGTAATTGACAGCCTAACTACTACCAAGGAAGAGAAGCTTGAGATTAAAAAACAATTACAAGTTATTCTTGAAAAAGCCGAGGCTAACGCTCAGGTGGAAGTTACTTCAAGATGGAAGTCAGACATGAGCTCTGATAGCTTCCTTTCAAAAAATATTCGGCCTATGGTACTAATATACCTAACGTTTATATTTTCTGTATTAGCATTTGCCGACGGAAATATAGGCCAATTTAAAATAGCTGAAGCATACATACCTATTTTTCAAACATTGTTGGTTACCGTTTACGGAGCCTATTTCGTAGGTAGATCTTGGGAAAAAGGCCGTAAGATAATGAGTAATAAAGAGAAATAAAGTAGTTTTACAGGATTTCGTGTAATTATATAATAAATATAATAACAATTAAATCCGATACTATGAAAAATCTAATTATTGCATTATTTATTACACTGGCGTCATTTACAGCAAAAGCACAGGAAGCTTATAATGGCATGTGGGTAAACAAAAAATCTTCCTACATTAAAACAATAATAGCTAGCGAGCACAAAGTATTACAGGTTTTTAACACTAGCTTTGATGAGCTTAGGGTAATAGAAGAAACTATTGTCAGTCAAGGAACAAAAGGATTTGTCACAAAACTGCACAATAAACAAAACGGATATAAGGTTACAATAGCATATCGCATACAAGAAAACGGCACTGTACTTTCTAGTTATTACGGTGATTTAAACAATGAATATATAATAACAAAATTACAATAAAAAAAATTATGGCTTACAAACAAAATGCCGGCAGGGGCAACTTAAGAAACTTGAACATAGATGCTCTTACAAACGGCGGGGATAACCCAACAGATCCTCCAAAAAAGAAAGTAAACGAAATGGTTACTGTTCAAACTTCTGACGGCTATGATATAGACGTGGCTAAAGATTCTAATATGCATAAGCAATTTAAAGAAATGGGGTCGGTAATCCAAAGTATGCGCTCTATAAATGTAAATAAACAGACTGATCCCCGCGCAAGTAATATATCGCAGGAAGATATGAAAGCTAGAATAAAAGCATTAACAACTAGAGACCAATTAAAAAAAGACCCTAACTCAGGCAACTAACTAATAAAAAAAATAATTATGGCATTTAAAATGACACCCGGGATTAAAGGTAACCCCTCAATAAACAGAATAAAAAATCTTGGCGCCTGTGGAGGACCGGGTCAACCTCCGTGTGAACCTAGGTTTGAAAAAGAGGTAAAAGAAGAAAGGCGAATGAAAGCTATGGATAGATCTTCTTCCTCTATAAGCAAATCTATTAAAGCAAAAATAAAACAGTCTCCAATAAAAGACGCCCCTGTTAAACCTGTTAAACCGGCACCAGTTAAGCTTCAAATTAACTTACCTAAAGGCTATGAGTTTAAATCTAGAGAGGAAAAGAGTATGTTCTACGAAAAGCTTGAAACTGCTATTGAGAAAGGTGCGTTTGAGACTCAGGAACAATTAGATAAGGCTATAACGGATCTACTTAAAGGAGGAGGGCCAGGAGGGCCAAAAGAGCCGCCTGTAGTTAGACCACCAGGGAAGAACGATCCAATACTAATAAAAGATCCAAAAGATTTTGACGGGGGAGGAGAGTATGCAGACATAGGTGACAAAGCAAAAGAGGCTTCTTTAGAGAAGGCTAGGGCGCGATTTTCGCCAGTGGAGGCCAGCGCAGCTTCAAAAGTAACACCAAAGGCGTAATAATTAATAACTAAACTAAATTAAATTAAATCAAAATGAGTAAAGTAAAAAAGATGGAGGTAACTCCAAAGGCAATCACTAAAGACGAGTTAAAGAAAGTTACAGATCTACAAACGGAGCTGCAATCGTATTTAGCTAACATTGGTGTGTTAGAAGTGCAGAAGGCTAAAGCTATCTACCAGGTTAATATGCTTGAAAAAGATATGGACCAGGTTAAAAAAGATATTGAAGCTAATTACGGTGCTATTAATATTAACCTTACTGACGGAACTTACGAAAAAATAAAAGCGTAAGTTATGGAAAGTGTTATAAGAAAAATTAGTATCGGGGCTGACTATAAAAACGAAGCAATGCATTACTCTGTAAAACAGACAGTTTACGGCGGCCACGAAATTTCTCATATAATATTTGAAGAGTCTGATAATTCTTATAATATATTTATTAAGAAAGTAGATGAGATAATGCCATGGAAGAAGTTTAATTCTAACATGGCAATATCCGTTGAGTATGACTTGGAGTATTAATGCGAAGTATATATGACTTTATCGTAAAGCCAGTAGGCGAAAGATATGATAACAAGGTTGAACTAGGAGAGCATACCTTGATAACAAATAGCTCTATAGAAAGTTTCAAGCACGTTAACAATGTTGCTGAGGTAGTAGAAACTCCCGCGGCATTTGCGACACCTATTAAAAAGGGTGATATAGTAATAATACATCACAATGTTTTTAGGGTGTTTTATGACATGAAAGGAACTAAGAAAAACAGTAGATCGTTTTTAAAAGACGGTTTGTTTTTTTGTAGCATTGACCAAATATATTTGTACAAGAAAAGTAAAACTTGGAAATCGTTTGGAGACAGATGCTTTGTTGCTCCCGTCAAAAATAAAGACATTTTAAGCGGCCAAAAAACAGCTGACCTTATTGGTATACTGAAAATAGGTAATAGCTCACTAGAGAGCGCTGGAATCAATCCAGGAGACATAATAGGGTTTACGCCTAATAGCGAATGGGAATTTGTTATAGATGATCAGATTATGTATTGTATGAAATCAAATGATATTGTTATAAAGTATGAACTCGATAGAAACGAAGAGGAGTATAATAGCCGCTGGGCGCAAAGCAATTAAAGAATTAGTAAAGGTAGCAGAGGAAAAGATCGTTGACTCAGAGGAAGATATATCAGCTGACAGACTTAAAAATGCTGCCGCTACTAAAAAGCTTTGCATATTAGATGCTTTTGAAATATTAAATAGGATACAGGAAGAGGAAAGTATGATTAACGAAGCGACTAAGACTTCGGATAAACCTGTATTTAAAGGCTTTGCGGAAGGGAGATCTAAATAATGGCTTATAAACAAGAATTATATAGTATAGTCAAAGACCATATTAGACCCCAAGCAATTAAAAAGAAAAACCGTTATTCAAAATGGGAGTATGGCTATGACAAAGAACATGACGTTGTTGTTATAAGTAAGACCGGAAAAATAGGGGATATATATTTAATAGGGGGAGTGCATATTGCTTTACCGCTATTGCAAAACAAACCTGAAAAAGATATAAATAAATGGAAAGCCAAAGCTTATCCAAAAGAATTAAGTAAAATAAAAAGTGAAGCTGATTGGGTTAAATACCCAAATGCTTTCAAAGAAAAATGGCATGGGTATATTGATGAAGAGTTTAACAGGCGCGAAGAAGGCTTTTGGTTTTATAATCAAAATAAGCCTACTTACATTACTGGTACTCACTACATGTACTTGCAGTGGTCCAAAATTGACGTTGGGCAACCTGACTTTAGAGAATCAAACAGATTATTCTACTTATTCTGGGAAGCTTGCAAGGCAGACAGCAGATGCTACGGCATGTGCTACCTTAAAAACAGGCGATCAGGATTTTCTTTCATGGCTTCCGGCGAGACCGTTAACCAAGCAACAATATCTTCGGATGCTCGATTTGGTATACTGTCCAAATCTGGACCCGATGCAAAGAAAATGTTTACA